TAGTGTCAGATACCCCAATTAATTTAGGTTTGGGTGAGACAATTACTTTTAGTGGTTGTTCTGAAGCAGCATGGAATGATTCCTATCAAATTTTAGCCATTGATTCATTTAATAATTTTGATGTGATAACAACGGCAACTGCTAATATTGTTCCAACATCTTCACAAAGCACCACACTTATTGTAGATTCGACGAAAAACTGGCTTGTTAATGAACACGTTGGTAGAATAGTAATTCTTAACACTGTTGGTCCTTCACCAACAACTCAAGTTAGAAGAATTACCTCAAACACTAGTAACACACTTACGGTTTCAACTATTGTTGCTGCTGTAAGTGGTAAGTCTAGATATGTTATAACAGAACCTGAAGGGTTTGGTAGTGCTCAACAATATTTGGTTTCATCTATAGCTTCTTATGGTAACGCTACTAGTGGTACAACAACAACTATTACTGATACGACTAAAGACTGGATAAATAACCAATGGATTGGATATAGGTTTAGAATAATTTCTGGTATTGGTGTTGGTTCGGAAATTGCTATTGTTGGTAATAGCAATAATACGCTTACATTTTCTTTACAAACATTTACACCAGATGATACTACTCAATACAAGATAATGGATAGTTATGGTTTATTAACTACTGTAACGAACGTTACAAACGCTGTTTTGACAGATACAACAAAAGTTTGGTCTACTAATCAATGGGCTGGTAGACGTGTACGTATAATATCTGGTGCTGGTGCTGGTTTAGAGGCTACTATCGTTTCAAATACTGCAACAGCATTGACTGTATCTGGTGTTTTTGGTACTGCCCCAAATACAACATCTAATTATGTTATTTATGAAATACCAGCTAGAGGTACTGGTATTGAGTTATTATGGGCTTTTAACAACGCTGATACAGCAAATAAAGGAAGATTTATGTATTCACCTCGTGGTGGTGGTTCTAACTTAATAGATAGATATAACATAACAACAAATACTTGGGATTTGGCATTAAATATGTCTCCGCACACTGAAATATTCACAACTGGTACGATGTATACTTATGACGGTAATAATGGTCTCATAATACATCGTGGTGATACTACGTCAACTATGAGAACATTTAGACTTGACTTAACAACCACACAAGTAGAAGGATTGGGAACACCACCATACGCACATGGTACCCCTTCAATCGGAAATAGAATGGAGGTAGTAACTACGGTAGATGGGTTGAATTATTTATATATAATGAGACACGGTGGTCAAGAGATGTGGAGAACATTGTTGTTCTAAACTAACACAATAGGTAATTATATTTTATAAAAATTAGTATGTCACAACTTATAAGTTCGTTTCCGATAGGTTCAATATATTATCAAAGTGGTTATGGTGTTCCAACACACATAACCACAAAAGGTTGTACTTATATCGATATCTTGACAGCTACCGAATACATCAATAAAGATGGTGTGGTTGGTTGGGTATCATTATTGGATTCAACAAGTGTTTTGACTGGTGGAACAACTACATTTACTGGTGGTACCGTAACTGGCCCAACAATATTCACAGGTGGTTTAACCGCTAACACAATATCAGCAACTAGTATAAATTCTGTAGATTATATAATATTTAATACTGGAACAACTAGTGCCGCTACTGTTGCTGGAACCGTATATTTTAATAATACAGAAAAAACTTTATCATACAACACATCAATAAATCAAGGAGTTACTGTTAATTTAGGCCAACAAAATTACCTAAGAGTATTCAACATTAGTGGACTTGACATACCTAGGGGTAAAGGTATTGAGCTTTTATCTAGTTATAGTGGTTTACCAGCTGTTCAACTCGCTATTAATCGACATTATAATGATAGAGATGTTGTCGGAGTTTCTGCTGAAATAATACCAAACAATTCAGAAGGTATTGTTTTGACTTATGGTATCATTAGTGATATTACTGTAACTGGTGCTAGCGTTGGTTCGTTGGTTTATGCTTCGGATACAACCCCTGGTGAATTTAAAAACGCTACAGAATTTAATAACTTCCCTTTGACTGCTAGAACCAACGCTGTTGGTTATATTATTCAAACTGGCACAACAAACGGTAAATTATTTGTTAACCCAGTAAATGAGAATAATAACCTATCATTAACAGATTTACAACGAAACATATTAGAAGGTAATGTGATTTCAACTGGTGTTTTTAGCTTTGGTGGAATATCGTTAGCTTCAAGCACCACATTTAATGTTGGTCCAGCAGAAGGATGGATTGTTGATAACACTACGAATCCTTTGGTCCCAGATGTTCTTTATGTTAACTATACTGGTCAAACAAATATCCCATCACTTTATTATAGTTCTGCAACTCAAACATATTTGTTACTTACAAGTGCTGGTACGTTGACACAACAAGTAACATTTCCAACACCGAAACAAAGAAGACAAAGTATTTATTTGGCTAAAATGGGTCATGGAAATAGAACTAGTCTTATCAATGCATTCAACGAACCTGATTTTGAAATATCACCAATATCACAGATTCGTGATATGTTCACGCCAATCAAACTGATAAATGAAAGTGTTTATCCAAGTCCAAACACAGGTTTAACTTTTAATACTAGTAGTGGAATTTTATGGGGTTTAGGTATTGGGTTTTCAACAGACCCACTTAACCCAAGTAGCATAACTATATCAGGTAACTCACCAACAACTTTTCAATATAGAACACAAACTGGTGGTACATCAACCAATAGAACTACAATTATCCCAGGAAGTTATGATTTAAATGGAATAATAACTTCAATTGGAGCTCCAGCAAAACAAGCAACAAATCAAAGAATATTTTTGTTACAAAATGGTCAAATTAGAATACAATATGGTCAAACAAAATATACAGATTTAACCGCTGCAATTGCGGCTGTTACTACCGAAGCATTTACAACATTTTCAAACTTTAGAGATAACGCAGTATTAATCGCAATATTGTCTATCAGGTCAGACGCAACACTTTTAAGTGATATAGCACAAGCAAAAATTACGTTTGCATCAAAATTTGGTGAATCAGTAGGTGGAACGGGTGGTGTTTCAACAACCAATCTTCAACAAGCATATAACAACTCAACAAACCCTGAAATAATTATAAACTCAACGTTGGGTGGTTTAAGTATTGAGAACGGTACTGGAAATGCTGATAATGTAACTAGGTTGCTTGAGGGTTTAAACGCTGCTGGAAATACAACTAGTTTTATTAGAGCTGATGGTGATATTTCTGGAACAACAATTCAAAGTAATAGTTATATTAGCACGGGTACTTATGGTTATGCAAACTTAAACGCTAGTAATAATCAATCTATGATTGTATTTAGTGGTAGCAACACCGTTGGTGGTACTGGATATACTGATTTTATTAAAGTAACAAACACAGCTGCTGGTGCAACCAATATAAATAAAACCTTTAGGTTAAACAACACTGGGGGTCTTGAGATTGTTAATAGTGCTTACAGCAATATAGCTTTTAGTCTTACAGATGCTGGTGTATTAAATACTCCAGGTGGTGGTACATCTGATTTAAGAACTAAAAAAAATATAGAATATATTTATGATGAAAAAACAACATTAATTAAAAAATTAAAACCAGTTAAATTTGAGTTTAAAAATAATGAAAATATTAAAAGACATGGTTTTATTGCTCAAGACATACTTGAACTATACCCTGAATTAGTTTTAGGTAATGGTAATGAAGAAAATGGTGTGTATGGGTTAGATTATGACGGAATTTTATCATTAACAGTTAAAGCATTACAAGAAAGTATTATTAGAATAGAAAAATTAGAATCAGTTATAAAAGAATTAAAAAATAACAATAATTAAAAACAAAAATCATGATTGAATGTACAATTTGTCCAATTTTATGGAACAACATTAAAAAGTATCTAACAGATACAACTAAAATCTTTACCAAAGATTTTATAAAACAAAATTACCATAAACACTTAGGTTATTCACTAGTGTTAACTTTCTTTAGTATGTGGTTCTTGTTAACACATGCTGATTTGGCTGACACAGGAATGCCATTCCAATTATTTGTTGGTGGGTTTGGAGCATATGCTGTTAACTATTTAAGAGAATGGTATTATAGTAAATATCACAAAGCACCATGGGATATTACTGATTTAAACATGGGTAGTTATGGTGGAATACTTGGAGCTTTGTTAGCTGTATTATTCACCATATAAATCTTTCTTTGGAGTACAATTTTTTTTAATCAACGACTCTACGAATTGAAACATCTTCAACCCATGTTCTTCACAATACTTTTTTAAGAGGTCATGGGTTATTGGTGTTATTTTTATGTTTTTATCCCTTTTCATAATGTTTTTGTATATAAATACACAAAAGTATGATTTTTTTCATACTAAAAGTGATTATTATTTTTATGGGCACCTACTTTTGAATTTTTAATGATATTTATTATAAAACAAAACATTAATATTAATAATATCATTTAAAAAGTAAAAAAATATGGCAACAAAAGTGTTTGTAAGTCCAGGGGTTTATACCTCAGAAAAAGACTTATCTTTTATCACACGTCAAATTGGTGTTACAACTTTAGGGTTAGTTGGTGAGACTACTATTGGTCCAGCTTTCCAACCTATATTTGTAGGCAATTATGGCGAATTCCAATCTTTCTTTGGTGGGCAAAACGCCACTAAAATTAAAGACAATGGAGCACCAAAATATGAATTACCTTATATTGCTAAATCGTATTTAAGTCAATCTAACCAATTATTCGTAACTAGAATATTAGGTTTGTCTGGTTACAATGCTGGTCCAGCATGGGGAATCACTCTTCAAGGTGCTTTAGACCCAGCTACAAGCGGTATTACATCAACTGGAAATACATTTAACCCTCTTTTAACTTACACTGCTTCCACTTCAGGAACTTTAGTGAACGTAAGTTCTACTAATTCGTTAATTCAAGATTTGTACAATGACGGAAGTCTTACACAAAGTTTAAACTTTTTAGCTTACACTACCACTACTGGTAGTACAGCAACTGTGGACGTAGAGTACAAAAAAACAGGTAGCTCATTTACTGGGGTATCTTTTAGTTTATATGTCAAATCTACTGGTACAACAACTGTTAGTACAACAACATACATTACTGGTACAACAACTGGTATAACAACAACTTATTCTGGTTCAGCATATTCTGACGTTGAAAATAAATTGGTTACATTGTTACGTTCTAGAGGTAGTATTAACACTTTGAACCAACTACCAAACTTTGAAGTCAGTGCAGCTACTGGTAACCTAACATTTGCACCAAATTATACCGCTGCAAATACTAGTGCAAGTGGTGATTTTGCTTTGACTGGTGTTTCTAACACTCAAGGTGCTTTTAGTTATGTATTGTCTTTTGATAGAACAAAACAAAACTACATTACAAGAGTATTGGGTAGAGAAGCTCAAGATGGTTCAACAGCAATCTTTGTTGAAGAATTCTATAGAAACATGTTTAGCGATTTAAACGCTAACGAAAAAATATATGGTATAAATTTAAATCTTATTGAATACGGTGGCCCACAAGGTGACTTATATGTATTCAATGATTATCTTCAAGAATATCAACCAGCGGTTACACCTTATGTTGTTTCTGAATTACGTGGTACTAACTTGTTTAGATTGTTCAGATTTTGGACTATTTCTGACGGTAATGCTGCAAACGAACAATTTAAAATTTCTGTTAGAAACATAAACTTAGATTCTGGTGAATTTGATGTTGTGGTTAGAGGTTTTTACGATACTGATGCTCAACCAACTGTGTTGGAAACATTTAGTCGTGTAACTATGGACCCAACTTCTAATAACTATATAGCTAGAAGAATTGGTACATTGGACGGTGAATATCCTTCTAAATCAACTTATGTGTTGATTGAAATGGATACAGAATCTGACACTAGAGATATGATTCCAGCTGGTTTTGTTGGTTACCCAATTAGAGATTACCAAGAAGATAGCAACACTAGTGTTGTAAGTCCAAATATTGAATATAAAACAGCTTATGATGCATTCCAAAATAAACGTAAATACTATTTAGGTTTATCTGAAACTGTTGGTATTGACGCTGATTTCTTTGATTATAAAGGTGCACCTATTGGACAAACTTATGATACTTGGACTGGTATGACAAAAGGTTTCCACATGGATGTAAGCGCTACTGGCGCAACAATTGACAACGTATTTATCGTTATTAACAGTAGTGGAGACACTTACAGCCCAGTGTTCTTATTTGAGACTGGTGATGCTGCATTCAACGCTACAGCTGTTGCTGATACAGATAACCCATACAATAAAATATTTGCACGTAAATTTACATTTGCACCATACGGTGGTTTTGATGGATGGGATATTTACAGAACAAGAAGAAGTAATTTAGATTCATTCTTAATCAACGGTTCAAACGGTGTTAAAGGATTAACTTCAGGTGCTTTTGTTAACAGAACTCTTTCGAATGGTGATTTAGGTATCAACTCTGATTACTACGCTTATTTAGAAGCTATTTGGACATTTAAAAACCCAGAAGCTGTTAATGTTAATGTGTTTGCAACTCCAGGTATTGATACTTTTGATAACAGCAACTTAATTGAAGCAGCTATTGAAATGGTTGAAACTGATAGAGCTGACTCACTTTATATCCTTACAACACCTGATTTAAACACAGGTGGTGATATTTTAACTGCTGAGGAAGTTTCAGATTTCTATTCTGATGGTTCATTCGATAGCAACTATTCTTGTACATATTGGCCATGGATTCAAGTAAACGATACGGAAAATAACGTTTACATCTGGATGCCAGCTACAAGAGATGTTGTAAGAAATATTGCTCTTACCGATAATATTGCTTTCCCTTGGTTTGCTGTTGCTGGTATTCAAAGAGGTGATGTTGATTGTATCCAAGCTCGTAAAAAACTTACTCTTGCTGAAAGAGATGCGTTATACGAAAACAGAGTTAACCCAATCGCAACATTTACAACAGATGGTGTTAAAATATGGGGTAATAAAACTCTTCAAGTTAAAGAATCTGCTCTTGACAGAATCAACGTTAGAAGACTATTGTTACAAGCTAGAAAACTTATTTCTGCTGTTTCTATCAGATTGTTGTTTGAACAAAACGATAGTGTTGTAAGAAATCAATTCTTATCATTGGTTAACCCAATCTTAGATAACATTAGAGCAGAAAGAGGTCTTACAGACTTTAGAGTGGTTCTTTCAAATGACCCAGAAGATATCGACAGAAATCAACTTACAGGTCAAATTTTCTTGAAACCAACTAGAGCGTTAGAGTTCATCCAGTTAGAGTTCGTAATTATGAACACTGGTGCATCTTTCGATAACATCTAATAAAATAAACAAAACAAAAAGGCTTCCTTAATGGAAGCTTTTTTCGTTTTATGAAGATATTTATCATAAAACATAACTATGAAAATTAGAATTACAGAATCACAATACAATAGATTGCTTTTAAAAGAAGAAAAAGAAATTCAATTTAATTTTGATGTTGATACTATACTTGGTTTTGCTAAATTAATTGGTTTACCATTAAAAGGTCAAAATGAATTTTTAGCTAACAGAGCGTTAGATAATGAAACAGTTTTAAACAAAATTTATTCAATAATGAATAACGTTGATAAGAAGAACGAAATCATTGATGATTTAAATAATAAGGGTATGGTTGACGCTGAAAAAAAATTACATGATAATATTGAAACAATTGTTTCTAACTTTAATAAATATTCAAAAGGAAAAGACTTAAAATTGGATTCGGTTTTGAATAAAATATTAAGAAAATAACCTTAATTCTTGTGTTTTTAAACACTTAAGAATATTTATATATAAAACTACTTATAATGAACAAAAAAGTAATACTTACAGAACAACAACATAGTGTAATTATCAACCATATACTTAAAGAAACTGTTGAAAAAATTGAAAAATTAGAAGCTGAAGGGTCTTTAAATGAAGGTATTTGGGATTCCGTGAAATATGCTTTATCTAAATTAGGAAGATACAAAGCTGGTGGTAAAATATTTGGTAAGAGTAAAGTTGACGCTCAATACGCTGAAAAAATAAGAAACATTATTGATAAGCAAAGTAATGAAATGATTAAAAGATTACATAATAATATCGAAGAAACAAACCCTGAATTTCCAAACAATGAAGACCCTCAATTGTTTTTACAAACAGTTATGGAAATAGCAGCTGTTTATGATTCTATTGTTGCATCAACAAAATTACCAGTAAATGAAAAAGGTAGTATGACTATTGATATGGCTAATGAGGTGATTGAAGATTTGAGACAATATGTTAACAAATATTTAGATGTTGATTTGAAAGGTATGTATAGTGTTACAAATGAAAATGAAGATGAATCAGATGATGATTTTGAATCACCATGGTGTCCAAGTTGTAAGGGTAGTGGTTGTGAAGAATGTGACGGTAGTGGAATGAAAAGAAATCCAATTTATGAAAATGAAGATGAAATAAATGAAGCGGACCCGTTGGATGCTCGTGATGTTAGAGGTCAACTACAAGCAAAAAGAGGTGGTGGTGAAGATTTTGCTAGTACAAGAATGGATACTCTTAAATCTAACAAATTACCTATGACACTGGCTGGTATAGGTGCTTCTTTGGGTGCTTTTTCATGGTTGGTAAACACTGAGTGGTTTAAAAGTTTATTTGATGTGGTAACTAAAAACCCATCTATCGAATATATAAAACAAGCTGTTCAAGAAAAAACACAAGTGTTTGCGTCAATAAAACCTAATGAGGGTATGACCCAAATCATGAATAGATTGAACGGGATGAACCTTAACCCTAATTCTTCACCGCAAGAATTTATTAATGGTGTGAAGGCTTTAGGTGGTGGTAACGTTCAAGACGGTATCAACGCGCTAACTCAACAAGGTGGTATATTTGCAGACCCTGAAGCGGCTAAAAAAGCGCTTACGGAAATAGTTAATAACCCTAATGGTCACGGTAGTAATTTAGGTCAAGTATTTCAAGGTCAATGGGCTGGTACTGGAGAATCTTTTGGTGATTCTTTAGTTACTCAAACTGGTGGTAGTTTAAAAGGTATGATAATAAATACTATAATTAAAGCTGTTCCAAAATTAGTATTAAAAACTGGTGTTAAAACAGCCGCTGGTTATGCTTTGGCTAAAGGTTTTGGGGCTGTTTTAGGTCCTATAGGTATTGGATTGGTTACTGCTGGTATTGTTGTTAAATTAATGAGAATGAAAGGTCAAAAATCATCTAGAGCGGCAACGCTTAATATATTGTATCAATCTTTGCGTGATTTAGAAGGTGGTGTGTTACCTGACGAAGAAGGTGAAACACAAGATGGTACTGGTGATGGTACTGGTGGTGTAAGTAATGAATCATTAAATTGTGTTAAAGACCTAATAAGAGCCACAATACAATTAAACGATATGGTTAATAGAGGTGTCGTTAAGGTTGGTGGTAAAGATATGCCATCGCAATCAGGTTTAAACAAAAATAATATTAAACTTGGTGATGAATTTTTATATAGTGGACAAAAAGGTGAAAAACAAGTAAAAATAGTTAATAAAAATAACCCTATATCATCAAAAGGTCCTGATAAAGTATTTATGACTCGTGATGATAAAATAAATACAAATGTAAATTTAGACCCTGAAACTGTTAGTGTTATAAATAAAGGTTCTAAACCAGATTACACTGATAGCCCAAATACTGGTTCATGGGGTGCTAAGGTTAAAAATTTAAAGAAAATAAATGAAGCTGGTGCTAATTGGAATACCGCTAATAAAGCTAATTTCACACAAATAAATTCACCTAATAATGCTAACGTACAGTCAGTTGAAACACATGCAACAAAAGCGTGGCAAAAACTCTCTAATTCATTTAAACAAGCGAATGTAAATGCGTTGGTTAAACAAATGGAATCTTTGGTTAATGTTTCAGTGTCTCAAGGTAAAGATACGTTAAAATCAGCGCAACAAGATATTATGTCGATAGCTAAATTAATTGTGCAAAATAAGAGTACACTTGGTAAAGTTATATCTTTTGATGAATTAACAAAAGAAGCTGAAGATTCAACCGTCACAAGAAGAAGAGATGTTGAGGCTATAGCTAAAGTGATTTCTTTAGTTAGTAGAATAATTATGGCTTATGATGAAGACGCTGGGTTAACTGGTGCTTATGGTAGTGCTAGAGCACCTATAATGTTATTTATTAAATCATATAAATGTTTGTTTTCAGGTGGTAAAACTATGACTAAAGTTGGTACGGCTCAACAAGCAGCACCAGCTCAACAAGCAGCACCAGCTCAACAAACTGGTCAAAATGTTGTTCAAGAAATTTTAGACCCTAAATTAATGGAAGAATTAAAAAGAATTAAAAAAATTATGTTAAGTTAAATAAGTTAAAATGGCCGATATTAATCGGTCATTTTTATTTTAAAACAAATACTACCACAATCATATATTCTATATAATTTTCTTTCTAACATTATATCGTGTTCTGTTTTGTTTTTATCAAAACCTTCTTTGACTAATATATCCTTTCTATAGTTAAATCTATTTTCCCTTTTATCGTTAACCAAATAAAAATAATTTGGTTTTGTGTTATGTGAAAAAATAAAATTTAATTTATTATATAAATCACCTTGTGACCATCTTCTGTCAGCGTAACTAATTATTTCTTTTGGTTTATAATGTTTAATAAAATATTTAAGCAATTTATCAGCACCACCAATTATTATATAATTAGATAAATTACAGAATCTAAATAATTCATATATATTTTCATTTGATTTATTTCCTAGGTTTTTTCTTAAACCACCAAATGTCATCAAACCAATTAATACGTTATTATAATACAAGCCTAGTCTAACTTTAGAGTTAACGTTGCCTTGTATATGGTTATTTTCTAAAAATATTTTAGCTTCTTTAGGTATAACTTCTTTTATGACACATTTTCTACCATATACTTTATTTGGTGTTAAACCTAATATATTTTTTAATCTAGATTTAACTATTTCTTTTTTAAATAACCATTCGTCTTCAAATATATGGATTAATCTAATATTTTTACTTTGACATAGTTCAGTTTTATTTAAATGATAATTTTTATCTTTATAAACTTCAGAATGCCAATATAAACCATCAAACTCAATAGCTAAATTATGTGACGGTATAAATATATCTAATTCTAAAGGTGATATTATTTGTTTTGAATTTTCTATAATATTTATGTTTAACGATTTAATAAATTCTTTTATTTCGTCTTCCATTTTATTATAAGCTAAACCACATTTTGGACAACCTTTCCCATTTAAATGGTCGTTTGGTATTTGATTAAAAACACCATGTTCTTTACACTTTATTATAACTTTAGTTTTTGAATTTATATATTCTGTTTCGGAATAATCATATTTATTATGTAAAATACACGCTTTATCTATAAATTCTTTAGTTGTCAAATATTTATCTTTTTCTTTACATTTTGGGCAATTTTGTTTGTAATGGTTATTTGGTAGAACACTAAAAACACCATGTTCTTTACATATAATATCTACCGTTATTGATGAATTAACATATTCCGTTAAAGAATAATCATATTTATCACCATGAATTTCTTTTGATTTTTGAACAAAATAGTTTGTATTAACTTTAGGGTTCCTAGTACATTCATTACAAGAATTTTTACCCCTTAAATGTTCAGACGGCGCTTGATTAAAAAATAAATTATGTTTATTACACTTTATTTTTATTTTTTTTGTAGAATCAATATAATCAATTTCTTCATAATTAAATTTATTACCAAATTTAATTATAGCTTTATTTATAAATTTTTCTTTTTTATCCATTTTTTTTTAAGTTTTAGATATTTATTAGTAAATAACATAATAGTATACAAATATACTAATAAATATAATAAAAAACAAAAAACTATGGCTGATTTATTAATGAAAATGCCCTTACCATACGAGCCTAAGAAAAAGAATCGTTGGTTAATTACATTCCCTGCTGATTTAGGTATCCAACAATGGTGGTTATCTTCAGCATCTAGACCTTCAATAACACAAAATGAGGTTGAGATACCTTTCTTGAACACATCTACTTGGGTTATTGGTAGATTTACATGGGAAGCTATTGATGTTACTTTCCGTGACCCAATTGGACCTTCTGCTACTCAAGCTATTATGGAATGGGTTCGTTTGCACTCTGAATCAATCACAGGTCGTCAAGGTTACGCTGCTGGTTACAAAAGACCAGTTGAACTAGAAATGCTTGACCCAACAGGTGTTGTTATCGAAAAATGGTTGCTAGATGGAACTATGCTTACAAATGTAGGATTCGGTGATTTATCATTTGAAGATGACGGTATCGCTGAGATTACCGCTACGTTACGTTTTGACCGCGCGATACTTTTGTTTTAAAATTTACCAAATAAAAAAAATAAAGCCTCTTTAATAGAGGCTTTTTTATTTACAAATAAATTTGTTTTGATATATTTATTTGTAAAGAGTTTTAAAATGAATAAAAATACAAAAAAACAAAAAGTAGTTTTAAGTGGTGATACTATAGAGATTAAACATTTAAATGGTGTAAAGTCTTATTTAACAAAAACCCAACCTATTGGAAATAATTTAAAAGAAACAAAATATAGTGAAGGTGAATTTTCTTCATCTATAAATGATTTTTTAGATAAAAAGAAAAATGAGATTCCTTTGTATGACCCACAAACAGGTGAACCAAACCCGCATTATGAAAAATTAACTGGTAAAAAAAATCCATTGTTAAGTACACCTAAAATGTTAAACCCACAAGTTAAAGAATGTAAATCAAAAAATAGATTTTTACTTCATTTACCTAAGGAACTCGGAATTGATGTCTGGGATGTTAAGTTTGTAAACAAACCTACAATTATTTTAAACCCTAAAAAGTTTTTAGGTTTAACATACTCTTATGAAAAAATTTATTCTCCATTATCAATAGAAATTAACGATACAATACAAAATAAAAATAAAAATTTATTAAAATTTTTAGAAAACCGACAAGAATTTTCGTTTTATATTGAAGACTTGGACCCTACTGGTGTTGTAATAGATAGATTTGATTTTTATGATTGTACTATAGATTATCTTAGTTTTGGTGATTTAGATTATAAATCTAATGAAATAAATAATATAATTCTATCAGTTACTATTGGTAGATTAGAAATAAAATAAATAAATTATGTCAGATATTAAACCAAATGTTTTCCCAAACAACCAACCACAAAAACCTAACTTAACAGAAGCCGAAAGAGTAGCCGCGTATGAAGCCGAAAAGATGATGCTTACAAACCAAATCTATTCTTCACAAGTGCAATCAGACACACCGTATGAACATATGAGTGCTGTTGAACAAATGAGGGTTAGAACTGAATCTCAACTAAAACAAAGACAAGATGTTGGTGTGGTTAAAGACGCGTCTCTATCTGAAAAAACCTCAACTAGAGTTTATCAACAACCGACAAAAGAAGATGGTTATAATGAACAAATGCGTCTTAGAGACGAACAACTAAACAAGAACTTAGAACAAACTAAAAATTACCAACGTTTATCGGAAGAGGCGATGGGTAGAGATAAAGATTATTATCAACAAAATACTATGCAATCAAAACCAACTTACCAACCACAACCATCTAGTCCAGTTATGACTACTAACCAAACCAATACGATGTACAACACACAACCAAGTGTTGACCCATATATTTTAGAATTGAGTCAGCCTAACTATAACGCACCATTTGATGTAATTCCATTACCTTCTAAGGGTAAATTATATAAAAATAAAAAAGCTAACATTAAATTAGCTTATATGACTACATCAGATGAAAATATTCTTACTAGCCCTAATTTATTAAAAAGTGGTGAGTTTTTAGAAATTTTAATAAATAGAAAATTATTAGAACCTGATTTGAGATATAAAGACTTGTTGCCAGGTGATAGAAATGCAATAATGCTTTGGTTAAGAGCCACAGCTTATGGTGAAATGTACCCTGTTACTTTATATGATGAACTAGAAGAACCTTTTGATATTGAAATAAACTTAAATGACCTTAAAACTATTGAGTTTAATGTTGAACCAGATGAAGATGGTTTGTTTAGTTTTGTTATGCCAATTAGCAAAGCTAATGTTAGATTTAAACTATTAAATTGTGGTGATATTGAAAATATAGAAAAAATATTGGAAAAAGAAAAAGAAATGAACATACCTGTTAATAATGCTATCACATATAAATTAGAAAATATGATTGTTGAAGTTAACGGGGACACAAATAAAGTTATGATTAGAGATTTTGTTAATTATATGAGGATAGGTGATTCTAAATCTTTTAATAAATATGTAGATTCTATTGATTGTGGTGTTGATTTAAATATTGAGGTTGGGACTCCTGGGGGTGGGTCCGTAAAAACCTTTCTTCCCCTTAACCTCGGCTTTTTTTGGCCTGACATCAAACTATAAACCTATTGTTTTAGAAGAATCTTTTATCTGTATGCAAAATTTAAATATGGGTTATAATGATGTTATGATGATGCCTGTCTATGAAAGAAGATATTTTATAACTTTGTTAATAAAACAAAACGAAAAAAAGATGGAGTTTATTGAAAACCAAAAATCAACTTCAACATCAAATAGTAAAGGTAGCAGACAATCAAAAATATCTGGTGATGCTTTAAAATCTAAAATGAAAACTGGTGAGATACCACTAAAATAATAAATCCCCATTTTTTGGGGATTTTTAATTTATAAGATATTTATAAATAAAAACTAATTATGGGTAAAAAAATTAAAATAAACGAAGCACAATTTAATAGTATTTTGAATATTTTGACTGAAAACGCGAATATTAACAATGTGTTACAAAATTTAACGCCAAATCAATCTATAAAAATAATTGACGCTAAAGACCAAGAAACTATATTTAAAATTGTTTCTTATGATAACGATGTGTTTTTTGCTACAGATGAAACTGGGTTCAAAAAAATAAAATTTAAAAAAGACTCGTTTAATGATTCAACTAGTGAACTTGATGTAAAATCATTAAACCCAAATACTAATACGTTTATAGACACAAAAATTGGTGTTAAAGATATTGTGTTACATGATGTAGAAGAAAAAGAAGAAGAAGATGAAGAAAACTCTTTTGATTCAGAATTACATAATAAATATTATAAAGATGTTATTAATAACCCTGAAGTACGAAAAGCTTTTTATACCGCACCTTCTTTATGGAATTATTTTATAGCAGCAATAAAAGACAAAAAAGCTAGAGGTAGCGGTCTTTATCCAGCTTATAAAACTATAAGTGATATTTTAC